AACAAATCTCAACCGCTCGTTGCTCTTACGCAATGACGGTAAAATCATGATGGGTGACCCAAACCCTTTACGAGAAGCGGCACTTGATGCGGGTACGACATTATTCGTGAATGGTGGTGTGGAGTTTGGTGAAACGCAGAAATTAAAGTTTGGTAAACTTGATATTTTCACATCCGGTGGTCTCATCAATACTTTTGATAGTTTAGACACATCACCGATCGTATTTAAACAAAATGATACAGAGTACCTGCGTTTCACACATGAGGGTTTCGTTGGTTTTGGTACAAACGCACCGAATGCGAATGTCCATATTTATTCCGGTGTCACATCGGACATAGATGTTCTCAAACTTGAAAGTCCTGGAACGAACACGAAAACAGGTATTCGTTTGAACACGAACGATGGGTACGGTGGATACGCGCGAGGATACAATACCTCGGGAACGACTCATGGTATTCTATTAGGTGGTATGAGTAACGGGATCGAAGGGGATGGACTTCATGTGATTCATACGAGTAACGTGGGTGTGGGTACATCCGCACCCGCTGCGAAATTCCATGTGTATAACGGTGTCGCCCGGGTAGAAAGTACCACCTCCAGTAACGCCATCATAGAATTCAAAACAACTGGTGGTGTATCCAACATTTACGGTGACGTTTCAGGTAACGTGTATATCGACCCATATTCAAATGAGATGATCATAAACAGTAACCTGGAAGTCACTGGTGATCTCGCGATCGATGGTAAGATTGACCTGGGTAACCAGGTTGCCGTCGATCTCGGTGGTGCCACGGCGAACACGGCACTCCATGTCGGTGGTGGATTCATTTCCGGATCTAACGAAGTGGCATGTAAACGGTATTCTAAGACGTTTACGCGTTTGGGTGGTTCCAGTAAAGATATCCAATTACGATTCGGAAATGCTTCTTTCTACGCAAAGATTGTCGCCATTATACGACAACGGAACGGTGTTCCTACACCTGTCCGTGATATGAGTACACTCGTTCTGGAAGTTCAGGGTGGTACACATGATGGGAGTACATCCATTCTCGATGAACCAATCACAATAGGAACGAAAAATCTGTTTGGTGGGGACACAAACTACCCATGGAGTTCAGATGTAACCGTGGGCACGAAGGGAATTATCATCAAACCCAGTGACCTTTCCTCCGATCTCCAATATTCGTATGATATTCATGTGGAACTCATCTCATCCAAGGGTGGTAAACTCGTAGGACTTTATACACTAAATCCGAGTGTGGACAATTTTTCAGGTACGGTTCTTCAAACATACACATACTAATTCTACTACGAGGGAAGACCCCGCGGTAGACATAGCACATTTATGCCTTCATGGTATCAGAGACGGCGAGCACGATGACGCCGGCAATAAAAGCCATGATGACATAATTCAATTCAGTTTCTTCACGACCGATCAGAGGCTTCACCTCTTCAGTCTTGGACTCTACGACAGGCTGCTTCGGCCTGACCGGAGGTTCCAAATCCTCCAGCGGACAATACGCTATCATTTATATAGTAATTAGAGATTAATTTCCGTCTTCTTCTTTCGCCTGGTTCGCTTGGGTTTAGCGGAACCGCTGACATTCACCTCCTTCACTTCACCCCCAGTAGACTCACCGGAGATGGACATGATGTCCGACATATCATCATCATCCACGACACTCTCCTGAGCACCCCCACCCATCGTCGTGTTCATGGGGGGTGGTGGAGGCATCATGATACCACCCATCAGACTTGAGATGTCCACACCGGGGCCCTGCATCTCGTAGTTACCCGTTCCACCTACGGGAGCTTCAGTCGCTGGGCCTTCGGGAGACCGAGTGGTATTCTGAACCGCCGCCATCATATTCTTCACTAGGTCGGGATTCTGTTTCATCACGTCGTTCATGTTAGGCATCACCGACTTGAACATACTGTTCGTGAGGTGGAACATCATCGCCGAACCACCCAACATCATGATGAGCTTCACCTCGGGGGCGACGCTTACCTTGGAACGATACTTCACATACAACTCCTCAAAGACACCATCATAGTCATCGACATTCTCCATCACGGACTCGGACCAACCCTCGAGTTGAATCTCGAATGGGTTGTATCGCTTGTTAAGAAACTCCAGACCAGTCACACACGCTACGAGCATACGTCGAGAGAAACGAACAGACTGTTCCACATCGATGCTATACGTGATACGCTTCACCTCAGATCTCAGCTCTTCTACGTTCGAGTACGCGTTGAGTCTCTTGTTTACAGCAAACCCCTTCTTCTCCAGGCGCCCGAGCTTATTAATCAAGTCAGCCTTCTCTTCGTCAACGGATGTGTACCCCTTGGAGGGCTGCTCCTCTTGGCTGGGTGGCTCATCATCATAAAAGGTGGGTTCATCGTCTTCACCATAATCAACCTCTTCATCCTGAGTGGGTTGCTGAGGAGCCGACTGTTTATTCGGATTCACGAACGCATCCATCGCCTCTTGGTGTTGTTGAGGTGGTGGCTGACGCATGGGCTGACTCGGACGTGGCACAGGCCTGGGTCGGGGTACCGAAATCTGAATCTCATCCATGAGCGCCTGTTCATCCGCATCCAGTTTCATGATATTCGTGGTTCCACGGTCGAGTACGATTTCCTCGTCCATCTACTCTCTATATGGAAACTAAAAAATTACCTTTAACGCACTTTAAAAAAATGTATACTTATAGTAAATGTTCAATCTCAACAAGACGAACCGCAACGCGCTCACGTCGATCGGTGTCCTGTTTTTTATCATCGTGGCTCTCATGATGTTCCAAGACAAGAGTATGTACCAGCCCAGGCCAATCAAGGTGAAGATTTTGTCCACCGGGTCCATCTTCGAGCTGGAGAACAAGGTTGAGTGTACCCCCGGTCGCAAGCAGGGAAGTGCGTACACCAAGTCGTTGACCCCAGGTGGTCTCTGTGGTGCCCAGAAACTCGTGTCGGATCTCGCGTCCTACGAGATTGAAGATGGAATCGGTGGATCTTTAATCTAAGCTAATAGAAATGGCTCTCATCACCTCCCCGACTGAGACTATCCCCGATCTCAACTACGAGTATCATACCGTGACCATCGATTCTATCGGACAAGCCAGTGCGAACGCGTTCACGTGTCATCTTCAACAGCCCCTGAAGAATGTTGTTCAGGCTCGTCTCCTCGGTGCTCGTATTAACACGACGGCTGGTACCGAACACTGTTACGTCTCGATTGATCAGCTTGACACCATCTTCAACGATCGCGCTTCCAACGTTTATGAGGGTCAGTCGTCCCTGAGTGTTCTCCGTGGTTCGTTCGCGAGTCTCGTAAAGGATGAAACGACGACAGTCACGTTCAAAGATGAATATCCAGTCGCGACACAATACATCGATCCCATTCGTCGCATCGATCGTTTTGCGGTCACCATCCGTGATCAAACTGGTACACCCATCGCACCAGATGTGGGTAATAAACCAAACTTTTTAGTCATTCGTTTCGTGTGTCGAAAACCCAATTTGTAATTTTCTCCCGTTAGAGTAGTATACCATGTCTGCCGGTGTTGTGCAATTGATCGCCATCGGTGCTCAGGATGAATATATCGTGGGTAACCCCGAAATATCATTCTTTAGCTCAACATTCAAACGACATGCTAATTTTTCACAGTCCATCGAAAAACAAACCATCCATGGAGCAGTGAAAAACAATTCTATGTCCAGTGTTCAATTTGAACGATCTGGTGACCTTCTCGGCTATGTCTATTTTACCATCGACGATACCACACAGGCGCTCGACATACAGCGTTGGGACACGATCATCGATAAAGTGGAACTCTACATCGGTGGATCTCTCGTGGACTCCCAAGATGCCATTTTCACAGAGAAGATTGCCATCGATACGTTCGCTCAAAACGTTTCCAAGAGTGCGAATGGAACACATCCGGGTGTGAGTGCGCGTTCGTTTTTCTATCCGTTGCGTTTCTTCTTCTGTGAGGGACCCCAATGTGCCATCCCTCTCGTCGCACTCAATTATCACAACGTCGAGATTCGTATTCATTGGGCGACCGCCGCGTCTAATTATAACGTCGAGTGTTTCGCCAACTATTATTACCTCGACAACGAAGAACGCGGAAACATCGCGTCACGTAAGCACGATCTTCTGATCACACAGGTGCAGAAAAACATCGCATCCGGTACGATCGTACAGGATCTCACGTTCAATCATCCCGTGAAATATCTCGCCTCTTCGGATACAACCACGGATGGTGCCCTCACGTCACCCACGAACAAAGTCAAATTGAACATTAATGGTCTTGATGTCGGTAATTACAAATGGGGTAAACCGCATTACATCGATGTTACAAACTATTACCACACAAACTTTGTGACATCTCCTGATTTCTTCCTGTACCCCTTTTGTCTCTCCACGAGCTCCCTTCAACCTACAGGTACACTCAATTTTAGCCGCCTCTCTTCAGCCAAGATCATGAGTGAAGACTTATCTATCAATGACCCTATTTACGCGGTCAACTATAACATCTTACGTATCGAGAACGGCATGGCGGGTCTTCTCTACGCGAATTAAAATGCCATTCTATATTAAATGGTCAAGAACTTGCCGACGGTGGAACGTTCCACCAAGATTAGGTTCGGTAAAAACTGTACCGATGACCAGGCGGAAAACACGATCGTGTTCAATGCGAGCGATACCCAACTCGATATACCATTTTCAGATTCTGTGTACATGACACCCCTGCGTCTACGTACCGATCTATCTGATCGAAACATCACAGTTTTGGCATATAACCAAGTGACCAAAGAGGTGATGGATTCTGGTGCGATCGCCGAAGATATTCTTAATTTCTCACTTGAAGCAGCTGTAATTAACGGTAATGTCACCGCGAACACAGTCTCGTTCAATAACGCGATTACTTCTGTCACGACCCTCTCTAATGTTGGTGTAGCGAACGGTTCTCCGATTCATACACTCGATGTAGGTTCGACATTTAATATAGACACTGAAGGTTCAAACCTTCTCACCGCTTTAGGAAACGCATATATCCAAGATAATTTGGTGGTGGATGGGAACATGACCGTGAACGGTGCGATCACGACGGTCGCCACGGTGAACACGATCGTGAAAGATCCCATCATCGAACTCGGAAAAGAGAATGTCTCTTCGGATCTTGGACTTATATTACACCGACCAAATTCAAATGTGGCTGTCGGATTCCGGGAAGGTCCGGATGAACTGGTTTTGACGTACACGGATAGTAGTTCATATGGATCTACCATCATTCCTAAAACATCCGAGTCTCTCGATGTTCGTGTATATGGTCGAGTGCTCACAGAATCCAACGTGGGTATCTTGACCACTACGCCTACGCACTCACTCGATATCGGATCGAATCTCTTCGTGGATGAATTCGGTTCTAACGTCTTGTACGTCACTGGAAACACACATACGACGGATATTCTTTCAATCGGAAACAAAGTGGGAATCAAAGAAACGGATCCCGACGCGGAACTCCATGTCGAGGGGAACGTCTACGTGTCCTCGAATTTGACTGTGGATGAAGATACGTTCCACGTGGATGCGACGACACATGCCGTGGGTATTGAAACCAAGAACCCAGACGCGAACCTTCACGTTGTCGGTAATGTGTACGTTTCAGAGGATGTCACTGTCGCCACGGATACGTTCCATGTGGACGCGGAGGACAAGTCCGTTGGGGTTGGGACGGTGACCCCCGACGCGAACCTTCATATTGTTGGTAATGTGTACGTGAACTCGAACCTCACCGTGGATGACAATACTCTACATGTGGATGTGACGACACACTCTATTGGAATTGAAACCAAAGAACCAGATGCGAATCTTCATGTGGTGGGGAACGTGTACGTGTCCTCGAATTTGACCGTGGATGAGGATACGTTTCACGTCGACGCGACTGCACACGCTGTCGGAATTGAAACGAAGAACCCCGATGCGAACCTTCATGTGGTTGGGAATGTGTACACATCGGGTGACCTCACCGTTGATGAAAACACGTTTCACGTAGATGCGGTGAACCATGCCGTCGGAATCGAGACCAAGTCTCCCGATGCCAATCTTCATGTGGTTGGAAATGTCTATGTTTCCGATGATTTGACCGTCGCCACGAACACTCTTCATGTCGAGGCGGGTACGGAGCGTGTCGGTATCAAGACGAAGGTACCCGATGCTGAACTCCACGTGGTCGGTAACGTCTACGTCGCGAGTGATTTGACCGTCGATAATGATACGTTTCATGTGGATGCGACGAACCATGCGGTTGGAATCGAGACCAAGTCGCCCGATGCCAATTTACACGTCGTGGGTAATGTCTATGTGTCGGATGATTTGACGGTAGCTACGGATGCGCTCCACGTCGAAGCG